CTTTTACGAAAAGCAGTTACGGGGTTTGGTGTAATCGCCATCAATTATGCCTAGTTTGTTCCCATAATGGGATTATGGAATTAAAACTCGTTTCTACGAGCAGCCTGAAGCGCAGCAATAGCGGCTTCTCGTTCACGGCGTTTACGCTCCGCTTCAGCAGCCACATTAGGGTCCACAGGCGGTGGCGTAGCAGGCAAATCAACAGGAACATCCACAGGTGTTTCACCATATTGGGCAGCCTCAGCCCGAGCCGTAGCAGCCCTAGCAGCAGCCTCCTGCTGCGCCTGTAAACGCTGCATAGCCAACTGGTTAGCCAAATCCGAATATCGGGTGTTAATCTGATTCTGATATATGTTTTGCCCCAAACCTAACTGTTGGCGACCAGCCGCAGCCGCACCTGTCGCCGCATTACGCAACGCAGCCATATAGTTCTGTGCACCAGTATTCAACTGTTGAGCAGAACCTCTAGCCAATTGTGCATATTGCGCAGCCAACTGCGCATCCATAGCAGACTGACCAGTAACACCAGCAGTCCCAGCACCTTCAGCAGCCAACGCACCCATCAAAGGATTAACAGGTTGAGCCGTAGATAAATCCACTAACGGAACATTAGAGTACGCTTGCGGTTCAACTAGCGAGGACAAAAACTGTTGCTCAGCCCCACCAATAGTTTCTCTGCCAGCGCTAACAGCCTGAAGCAAAGCATCCAAATCGGCTTGACGGCGAGCAGGCAAATCCTCAAGTTGGGCACCATACAATTCATCGGTTTGAGCACCTTGACCAGCATAAATGTTTGCAACCTCAGACAACGCAGCAAATTTGCGTTTTCGTTCAGCAACAGCATCCGCTTTTTCTTGCGCCGATGCTTCACGGTCATCCAACACCTGTTGTGCTTCACGGTCAGCCTTATCGTATTCGGCTTGAATTTTTAAACGAGCAAGTTCATTAGCCAAACGCTGAGCCTCAGTCACAGTAGAACCAACACCACCACCAGTTCCACCAGTTTTAGGACCAAACTTTTCTTCAGATTTTTGTTGCTTTTTAATAAAATCTGCTTGAGCCTTGGCACGGTCAGATTGTGTTTCTAAAGCACGCTGTCTGGCTTCAGAAGAAGAAACATATCCACCACCAGTTACATCACCACCAACATTGGTAATGTTTTTACCCGAAGAACTTAAACCATACGCCCGAGCCAAAGCAGAAAGACGGTCAGCCTCAGACTGGGTACCCTTGGGTGGTTGTTTTGTTGGTGATTTCTTTTTAACTGCCACAATAATCTCCTAGATGTTCCTAATATGAGGCATACTGCTGCAAACTAGCAGCCGTAGCCATAATCTGTTGAGCCTTCTGCAAACGCAACTGAGCAATATAATCTTCAAGTTCCGCCTGCTGGTCAGCCTCCTGCATCGCAATATTATTTAAATCATCCTGAATTGCTTGTGTTTCCGTACCTAAATCCCGTTGAAATTTCTCCGCATAACGACTAAGACCCGAACGGCGAATACCCGACTTGACACTTGGACCACCCAAACCACGCTGACCAAAACTAGAAGCCAACGGCTGATAGCCCTCACTATAGACACGGGTAACATCCTCAATACGGCGCTTACCACGCTTCTGTCCCTGAAACGCTGCAGCCTGATTAGCAAGACTGGCACGCTGACGGCGGCGCAAAGCGCCCGCCTCAGCCACCCCATAATCACCATAATAATCTGTCATGCTCATAATGAACTAACCCTGTTTCAATGTTTTTAACTCGTTATTCATTTCATTTATTTGCTTAGTGATATCAGTAAAAATTTGACGCAACACATCCGCATCAACACTAGTAAGAATGTTAATCAGAGGCAGATTCAAATTTTCAGCCATTATCCAAACACCTGCGAACCCAACACAACTTGGTCACTATCACCAGTAACACTGCTGCCAGACGCAGCAGCCGTAATACGACCCTGCGAATCAACCGTAATATTCGCTGTCGTATATGAACCAGCAGTAACACCAGTCGCAGACAAAGAACCACTAGTGATAGCACCAGCATCAATGTTTGTACCAGCCGCTAACGCTTCGCAAAAAGTTTTAATAGCAGAAAAGTTGCTATTAACTTCAGCAGCAACCGCAGTAGTGCCATTAACAAAACTGTAAGGAATAGTAAGTGTAGCCATTAACCTTTAACCCTTCGTGATTGAAATTTGTAACCAATACTATTGATACCCCATTTTTTACCTAACTCGCCAGAAAACTGTAATTGAACACATCTAGCAAGACCCAAATTAGAACCAGTAACAACAACAGCACTAGCAGCACCAGCACCCCACAAACCAGTACCCCACACACCAGAACCCCAAGCCATCGCAGTAGCATCAGGAGTCAAAGTCAAATTAAAAGTCCTACGCTGATTGCCTTCAGCCTCATCAAAATTGTGGTACACATCAACAGTAATAACAGTTGAAGCGTCAGGTTCCTTGAGAACAAAATCAGGACGGCGAAACATCTTCTTTTGAATATATGAACCAGCATCAAACCACTTAGTCCGATAATAAGTAACAAAACTGGAAGCAGTCCCATCCAAATTGTCCTGCTGCTCATCAAAGTTGTCCACCGAAACAACACGCCCAATGTTCGCATGACACAACAAACCAAACGCTTTACCGCTAGAGTTCTCCCAATTTATCCCACCAATAAGCCCATACGAATCCGATGACTGAAACATCGTATAAGTACCAGCATCACTAATAGACGGGTCATAAACAAAATTGACTGTTGCCTTTGTGGCAGCAGTACCAGTCGTAGAATAAGGCACAGCAAACCACACACGGTTATTAACCCAAGAAACATCAACAGGTTTAGTGGTCACATCCAAATAATTTAAATCCATAATCGGTTGCAACTGATTAAAAATGTTTTTAATACTGGAACCATTATAGTAATGAAAACCCTCAGGGTAAGAAAAGAAATACAAACCGACATCGGATTGCGCAGCATTCCGAGGTGTGCTAATACCTAAATGGTTGGATAATTCAACGATAGTAAAACTGTCAGAATCGTAACCAAACAACACAAAAATGGCTCTAGGTTTGAAAATAACTAACTGACCTGAAACAACAGCCAAACCAGTAATACCATTACCGCCACCCTCAACATCCAAATAGTCGTCAGTCATCCAATCCTCAGGCAAAGAATCGTGCGACCAACGCACACGATTCGGATACGAAACACTATCCTCAATAGTGTTAGCAGCAAACATCTTGTTAGCGTGGACAGCCAACAACTTTGCACACGGCATAAACCCACCCGTAGGAGAAATATACGGCTGCCAAGTAGGACCGCTGGCAGTCAAAGCACTAGCATAAGTATTAGCGGTCTCCCACTTGTAGCCACCGTTGCCGCTAGTGCCAGTAGAAATATAAAGAATCTTACCCCATTGAGCAAACCCAGCACCCCAACTAGAACCAATAGCAATATCGTTACCAGACGAATATTGTAAAGTAGAAAAATTTGCTCCAGTAGAACGATAAACCTTAGTGCTATTGGACAACATTATTTGTGGCGCATCACCATCAAACCGAAACAACCTATGAGGATTCCAACTAGGGACAACCGTACTATTGATAGCCGTATAGCCACCACGAGAAAACACCCCGCCCCTAGGGTCCACATCAACATTCAACATCTTAGGCGACTCATTCTCAGCCAACTGAAACTGGTCAGCACGCAAATTTAGCCCACCAGTAAAATCCTGTTGCTCATAAATACCGACAGTCATTACTCGCCAAGCGTCCTTCCAAGTTGCTGCATCCAACCCTTAAAGGTCGGTCTGCCACGAGTTTGTCCATGCGACAATATTAGATGAGCATGACTAGTTGGTTTAATTTCGGCGTTTCGTGCCAACGAAACACCCTCATCAAAAGCACGCTTATACTCAGCCGACATACCAGTATCCTCAAGACGCTGATAAATACGACTGCACGCATAATACACCAAAGGCAAATGCAAATTCTTGGAAGCATCAACATTACCTGCGCTAGTAATCCAATCAGTTGGCTCACGATAACCACGACAAGTCAAAGTCCGAACATTATTCGGTTTTGGATACAAATGAATTTGACCATCCCAAATAGAATAAAACAACGGATTACCTGAAATATCGTAACTACCCACATAGGTTTCTTCAGCCATGTCGTGACCAACCATGTCCAAACGGTTACCCACAGCCGTATTGTCCACAATAGAAATAACCTCACGAATAGGGTCAGCAGTAAAGTTCGCTATCGTATAAGCCCGTTGGTCAATAACAGTATTAAAAGT